CAGCTGTTCGTGATCTCGACCTCGAACGTGGTTGCAGGTTTCGACACCGAGGCCGAAGTTCGCACAGCTGTGTTCTCGAACGCAAACTTCGCGACTGCAACTTCGGGTTCGACCGTTTCCGGCATTTCGTCGGCAACTCTCGACCTGAACACCATCGCCACCACCAACACGCTGAACCTGCGTATCATGGGCATCAAGGATGACCCGGAGAACGCAGACTTCACCGCTGCTGGTATTGGCATCATCGTGCGTCTGAACAACCACTTCAACTCGCCGAACGGCGCGATTGCTGGTGGCACTGTTTCGACCACAGGCGTCTAAAGGAGGCTGACCAATGGCTATCTCTCGCGCACAGCTTGCGAAAGAGCTGGAACCCGGTCTGAACGCCCTCTTTGGGATGGAGTACAGCCGGTACGAAAACCAGCACGCGGAAATCTACACCACCGAATCCTCGGATCGTGCATTCGAAGAAGAGGTCATGCTTTCGGGCTTCGGCGCTGCGCCGACCAAGTCCGAAGGTTCGGCCATCACCTTCGACGAAGCGAACGAGGCGTACACCGCGCGCTACAACCACGAGACTGTTGCACTGGCATTCTCGCTGACCGAAGAAGCCGTGGAGGATAACCTCTACGACCGCCTCGGCTCGCGTTACACCCGTGCGCTGGCTCGTTCGATGGCCCACACCAAGCAGGTCAAAGCTGCTGCAGTCCTGAACAACGCCTTCACCGGCGGTGCTTCGGCAGGCGGCGATGGCAAGGCTCTGTGTGCCACCGACCACCCGCTCACGAACGGCAGCACCTTTGCCAACGAGCCTTCGACCGCAGCAGACCTGAACGAGACATCGCTGGAAGATGCGCTGATCTCCATCGCAGGTTTCGTTGACGAGCGTGGTCTCAAGGTGGCGCTGCGCGGCATGAAGCTGATCATCCCGCGCCAGCTGCAGTTCGTAGCCGAGCGTCTGATGGTTTCCAACCTCCGCGTTGGCACCGCAGACAACGACGTCAACGCCATCCGGTCGATGGGCATGCTGCCCGAAGGCTACGCGGTCAACGACTTCCTGACCGACCCTGACGCCTTCTTCATCAAGACCGACGCGCCCCGTGGTTTCATCCACTTCGAACGCGTTGCTCTTTCGACCGGCATGGAAGGGGACTTCGACACCGGCAACATGCGCTTCAAGGCGCGTGAACGCTACAGCTTCGGCTTCTCCGACCCGCGTTGCGTGTTCGGTTCGCCGGGCGCTGCGTAAACTACTCACGGCACGGAAAGGGCGGCTTCGGCCGCCCTTTCTTTTTGCGTGGAACTCCTGTAGGCTGAACACATCCCTGACAGCATTCCGCTGACACTAGCCACGACAGGAGATCCAAATGGCTAACACGACGTTTACCGGTCCCGTTCGTTCCGAAAACGGTTTCCAAACAGTCACCAAAAACGCAACCACCGGTGCGATCACCGTCAACACCACTGTCGGAACCAATGTGACGGTTGGCGGCAACCTTGACGCACAGGGCACTGCCAATGTCATCGTGATTCCGACGTCCGATCCCGGCGTAGCCGGTGCAATCTGGAACAACGCTGGAACCCTGTCTGTATCGGCGGGCTAATCCATGGCCGGATCTGACATCAAAGCAAAGCGGGTGGAGGGCACCGGTGCAGTAGGCATCGGCCGCGCTCGCATCCGCCAGCTTCAGGTGAAGATTGGTGCCACGACGGCGGGCCGCATCACCATCACCAACGGCGATGGTGGAGCGACTGTGCTGGATCTGGATTTTTCGCCCAGTGACACGCACTCGGTGAACATCCCGTCTGACGGGGTTCTTTTCACTGAAGACCCGTACGTTTCGGTTGCCACGAACCTGAACGCGATGACCATCTTTTATTCGTGAGGTGGGCACATGGCTTACGACATCCGGTCCATCTCACAGGTCGGAACATCGGAGCCTTTTGAGCTTCAGGTGGCCCGGGGTCAAATCCCGGGCCACACTTTCGTGCATCGCCGGGCGCGGGTTCCCTCAATGTCGAACAACCAGTCCGGAACGGTCTGGGATATCGACGACACGTTTTACCCTTGGAGTGCGTGGGACACCGCAGGCACTGTAACGGTAAGCCGTGCGGACGCAGGAGACGCGGGGAAAAACGTCATAATCTCCGGATTGGATGCGGACTATAACCCCGTTTCGACCACAGTCACACTGACAAACCCGACGGGAAACACATCCCCGACAGTATTTAAGCGCATCGACTTGGTCCGGATGAACGGCAGCTCTGCCAACGTCGGCCAAATCAATGTTCTGAAAGGTGCGACGACCGTTGCCCGGATTGTTGCGGGGGTAGGTCAGTCCCTCAAGGGTACGTACACAGTTCCCGCAGGGTACACGGCTTATCTGACACAAGGTGCAATGACCATTCAAAACGGCGCCGATGCCACGGGCACGTTTTACTACCGTACTCCTGGAGATCGCTTTTTGGTGGGTCACACTTTCGAGGTTGCCTCCTCGGAATACTTCTATGCCTTCACGTGTCCGTTTGCTCTTCCTGAAAAAGCTGACATCGACGTCCGTGCCAGTGTTCGAACGAACAATGCGCTGGTTACGGCAGCGTATGACATGATCCTCATAAAAAATGGAGGACCGCTCTGATGGCCGTAAAAAAGAAAACCCCCAGTCTGTCCGTGGGCCGCGGTGAGAAGCTGCCTGCTTCGAAGGGCGCGGGCCTGACAGCAAAGGGCCGCGCCAAATACAACAGGGCGACCGGATCGAACTTGAAGGCCCCGCAACCGCAGGGAGGCAAGCGCAAGAAGTCCTACTGTGCCCGTTCTGCGGGGCAGATGAAGGACCACAACATTGACTGCAGCAAGACTCCGAAGAAGCGGATTTGCGCTGCCCGCAGAAGGTGGAAGTGTTAAAATGGCACATACAGAGCAGTGGCATCTCAGCCGATCCGTTCCCATCAGCATCTTCATCGGACTTGGTGTGCAAGCAGCCGCCGCAGTGTGGATGTTCAGTCAAATGTCCTCGGACATTGCGACTAACAAGAAGCATATTGAACGGCTGGACGTGCAGGTCGAAGAGATCCGGGACACCGCCTCCGCGCAGGCTGTGCAGCTGGGTAGAATCGAGGCTCAGATTGACGCCTTGATGGACAAGACGGACCGCATTCTTATGGCGATGGAACGCCAGTAGGAGGCTCCGATGAACCGTGGTAATATGGCCAAACAGATCATGGAGGGACCAATGAAAAAGGGTTCGAAAAAACTTTCCGCAATGCGCAAGGGTTACATGGGCGGCGGCAAGGTCAAAGCCGGATACAAGTGTGGCGGCAAGGTCAAGATGGCCAAGGGTGGCCAGATCATGTGCAGCCCCCGCAAGCAGATGGCGATGGGTCAGGGCTGATGGCCAAGAAACCGGGGCTATATGCCAACATCCACGCGAAGCGGGAACGTATCAAAGCCGGATCGGGCGAGAAGATGCGCAAGCCCGGGACCAAGGGTGCACCCACAGCCAAGGCATTCAAGCGTTCCGCGAAAACAGCAAAGAAGTGAACCTAAGACATGGCCACGTCCGGAACACGAAACTTTAACCTCGACATCGCGGAAGCGATTGAAGAGGCGTATGAACGCATCGGCCAGTCTCCGCGGTCTGGCTATGATCTTGAGACGGCCCGCAGGTCTCTGAACCTGATGTTCACGGACTGGGCGAACCGTGGCGTGAACCTGTGGACCGTGGAGCGCGGTACGATCACCCTGACCACCGGTCAGGGTCAGGAGACGCTGGATGCCAGCACCTCTGATCTTTTGGACGTGGTCATTCGGCGCGACAACACGGACTACATCATTGAACGCCTTGGCCGTTCGGAGTGGGCGAACATTCCCACCAAGAGCACGCAGGGCCGTCCGTCGCAGTTCTGGTACGACCGGCAGACTACCCCTGTCATAAACCTGTGGCCTGTTCCGGAAAACTCGACGGACCAGCTGCTCTACTGGTATGTTCGTCGTATCGAAGATGCGGGTGCGATGCAGAACACCGCCGCAGTTCCGTGGCGGTTTTTGCCCTGTCTTGTGTCGGGCTTGGCCTACCATCTGGGCATGAAGCGGGCCCCGCAGATGCTCCCGACGCTGCAGGCGATGTACGAACAGGATTTCCAGCGCGCGGCCGACGAAGATGAAGAGCGGGTTCCGCTGCGGCTTGTTCCGGGCCGGAGGTGACGCATGGCCCGATACGCGCGCGGCGATAATGCCTACGGCATCTCGGACCGATCTGGGTTCCGGTATCGTTTGCGCGACATGCGCAAAGAGTGGAACGGGCTGCTTGTTGGCCCGGACGAGTTCGAACCCAAACATCCGCAGCTGGAGCCAAACCATGTCAAAGCGGATCCGCAGGCGCTATACAACCCCCGGCCCGACCAGCCCGAAGGTTTGCAGGTGTATGTGGGCGTCCCAACAGTAGAGGCACCACGCCTTGAGCGGCCCCGTGCGGTGGGTCGTGTCGGGCAGGTGACGGTGACAACATGACAATGACCTACGGCGAGCTGAAACAGGCCATTCAAGATTACTGCGAGTATGACGAAACCACTTTCGTCAACAACCTCCCGCTGTTCATTCGATTGGCGGAAGAACGCATTTTTAAGAACGTCCGCCTGAACCTGTTCCAGAAGAACGCAAGCCTGACGATGGTCAGTGGAAACCGTTTGCTTTCTGCACCGTCGGACTTTTTGAGCCCGTTGTCTTTCAGCCTGACGGCTTCCGGAAACAACGTGTTTTTGGACTTCAAGCAGCGGGACTTTGTAGAAGCCTACAACCCAGATCCAACTACCACAGGTCAGCCGAAGTATTTCGGCCAATACGATGTTAGC